TCTTCTAAATATCTTACCAGGAAATACTTTCATATCTTGACCTGGTACTAGCATAGTTTCATCTACATCAAATACTAAATTACCTGCTAGTGCTAAGTTATCAATAGCCATTCTTGCATGACCATTCATAACCATTTGAGAATCTTCCATATTTTCTGGAATACCAATACCAAAGAATTGATAAGGATTTAATTCGTAAGGACAAACTAAATAAGGTATTCTAACTGGTGTAAATGGATTCTCAACCATTCTTAAAACTTTGTTACCACATATCCAAACATTAACATGTATAACGTCTGAATCAGCAGTATAAGATAGACCACATTCATCTGCAAGTTCTCTATCTATTATACCCCAATATTCTAAAACTTCAAATCTATTTTTATAAATTGTTTGTATATTTTCTCTATCATACAAAGAAGATTCAAATCCTCTTGTCTGATAATTAGGACCCATTTCTAAACATTCCATAACAGCTTTACTATCAAACATAGGTTTATCTGCTAGGTCTTGAAATTGTGATTTATTATATGAATGTCTTTGAATTACATAATCACAGTCATGTATAGTTGTAGCATTTGGATCTGGATAAAAATCCCAACATGATACAGCTTCTATTGATGGTATAGCTTTTGTTTTAGTAGCCTGTACTCTTGTTATGTTACCATCTTCATCTTCTGCTGTAGAAAATAAATTATAATCTTTTGTATCTGTAAATGGACCTTTTAATATTCCTGTACCCATTAACGCCATCTCAAAAAATACATGACGCATAATAGTGATAGCTCTACTTTCTTCAAGCTGATCGTGTATTAATTTCTCCATTTGTTCTGCAGCCATTCTAGCTGGTTCTATCTGTGGAGCACCTGTGTATGATGGACCTTCTTTAAAACCAAGATTTTCATAATCTTGATTTAAATTTTTCATCAAATCATTTACTGTAGCTCCAGGAGGTATACTAGCACCATCACCAGGAAACCCATAAGGATCTGGTTGCTCTGGTTGCTGTTTATCTTTTGGATCTAAGTGTGCTCTCTCAGCTATATCTTCTGGTACAGATGTAGGTGATACACCTAAAGGAAACTTACCTTGAGAAAATAATACTTCTATTATCTGCCCAAATGAAGCAAGAACTTTTGTCTTTGTAACTTTTACAAATACTCTTGACTTCTCGTTTTCACGAAAAGCAGTTTCTGGTCCATATAATCCTCTGTAGTTTCTATAAGCCTTTAACCATCTTTTTTCATCGTAGACTTTAGATGTTTCAGCTTGTTGAAATCTTTCTCGGATATATCCAACTAAAGCATTACCCTCGGCCTCGTAGCCGCCATTTTTATTTTCTTCTTCTTCGTGCATTAATTATATCTATTAGTAATCTCTTTCTTCAGCCATTCTAAAGATTGCAGGGTCTACTTTGTTTCCAGCTTTCTTAGCTTTACCTTCTACATCTGGCCCTAATTTAGGTCCACTGTAACCACCACTAAATTCCATTTTATCATTAGGTCTTTTAGGTGCATCAGGTGCAAGTTCTCCTTCCATATATCTTTTCATCATGTTGTTATCCTCCTAGTCTATTTTATTTTTTAATAAATCTATTTGTCCGTAAATCTTATTTTTACCTTTACTTAAAAGTTGCTTTGATCTATCTTTTAATACAGCTAGCCCTTGATCCTTTCTGTAGTTTAAACCTATTTTAATTTGTTTAAGTACACTTGGATCTTTAGCTAAAGCTGCATCTTTTTTAAGTTCAGCTTTTTTTAGATCTTCGTCTAGTTGTTTTTCTTTTTGCATTTTTTTTATTATATTTCTTTTTTTTTGTACCTGCATATACTACAGGTATATAATTACTCTTAGGCCCAAGGCTCATTAGTTTATTAATTTAATGTAGGTTTTCTTGGTTTTTTTAAATCTTCTAAAAGCATATCTGATAGTTTTTCATTTAATTCAATTGGATTTAAATCAGAACTACCATTAGAACTACCATTAGAACCATTATATTTTTTTAATGATGCTAATTTTTTTCTTTTTTTAGTTTCGTAATTTATATTACTATATTTTTTTTTGCTTTTATCTACAATCATTAGTAATCTTTTTCATCAGCCATTGTAAACAATGAATCTTCTACATGCTCTGATCCAGATTTAGTTGGAACATTTGGATCATAGTCATACTCTTCGTATTTTCTAGGTGCATGTTGAGAAAAGTCAATAGTATTATGCGGCCTGTTAGGCTGTTTGCCTTCAGGTGCATCACTTAACTGACCTTGTTTAACTTTAGCTTTTGGATCAAATTTCATTTCCATTGCTGTCTCCTGTTATATTTTTACTTTTTTAATCTTAATTATATTCTTGGTAGGTATTACTGTATGACCACCACCTTGTTTTATTACTCCA